TAGCGTCGTTCAGGCCGGAGGTGTAAAGAATCCCATTGGTATCCATCACAACGAAATATCCGTCGATAAACACGATGCCGGGAACAGTCACCGCTCCACCTGTTGCCGTGATCGTTCCGGTTGCCGGGGTAGTTGCGCTTCCGGCGAAGGTGTATGTGAAATGGGTCGAATCCGCCACCGTTGCTACTGAGTAATCGCCGTTGTATTCAGTTTGCGTAGCGCCTGCAATGGTTACAGAATCGCCAACTGATAAACCATGTCCTGCTGCTACGACAGCAGTCGCCGTCGTTCCCGAGCTTGTCAACGTGACCGAGTACTCGTGATACCCCGGATAGTCGATGTCCGTGATCTGCGTAGCTGTTGCCGTTGAGTTCAAGTAATACCACGCATCATAGGCATTCTTGAACATGAAACCAAGATTGCTCTGGCTTGATGAGCTAGGCGAAAATGAATAAGGAAGATTTGCTACTGTGACTGTCATGGTGTGTAAAGACCTGAGTTATATCCGCTTGGGACGGAATAAGCGAATGGTGATGCGCCGAAGTTTGCTGTGAGTGTACAATTAAATCCAGCCCCATAACTTTCATCCAGGAAAGCAAACCACTGATCGGATGGAGCTAATACCTTTAGGTTAGAATATGCCACTCCCTGAGATACCCCATTCAGAAAGTATTCAATAGTCCCACTATCCAAATCTAGCGCTACTCCGACAATATCTCCAGCGCCATATAAATCACCATATACCTGAGCATTCCCATTAAGAATTTTCCAACTCTCATGTTCGCCGAAGCTTGTCCATCCTACAGTGTATGTTGGGTCAACACCGGAAGAAGATTTTGCACCTATCCCTATCTCGACATCTATCTGTATGGAGTCAATATGCAGTTCCCAATAGTGCTTCCCAGAAGTCTTTGATATAGTACTCTTAACAAATTCACCTCCGAGTGATACTGTCAAATTCCCGTTTGATAATTGCACCCCACTCCCAGTGCCTGATTGATCCCAAGTTGCATAAGTGCCACTAAACGGAACTTCTGGCACATACCCTCTTTCCCAATCACTAGGATTAGTCGTGGGGTCGCTATTCGTGTTATCCGTCAGCGCCCAATAATCCACAAACTCAACAGATACATGGTCGCCAATCGAATATGATGCTCCACTATTCCAAGTCGTTCCTGCGCTCGCAAGCGTATCAAGCGTCCCCACATCACCGTTTACCGAGTAAATGTAATCCACGCCACTAATGATAATACCAATCCCGCCTTGAGCTGTGCCACTTCCTATCGCCACCCCACCCTGTACACTAGGTCTGCGCCTAACCGCGCTCTGGTCGCCCCTAACCTCAACATAGCAGTTCTTCAGGCGCGCATCTTTATCCGGCGCTCCGGTGCGGGTCTTTAGGTCGGTGGATAAATTTATTCTGGTCATAATTACAGTGTGATGTTATCCACAAGCGAATATGCAGAATCGTATGATTTCAGAACATCACCGAATATCACATAAACTTTGCTATCGTTATCAATCCCGCCTTGACCCACTCCGGTTACGTCAACCAGGTTGGAGTTCACTGCGGGTCTTTTTGATACTGCGGACTGATCTCCGCTCACCTCAACAAAACAGTTCAGCAGGCGGGCATCTTTGGTTACAAGGCCGTCTCTGCTGATTAAATCTGTTTGAAGTGGGATTCTCATTGGTATTCTTCTTGATTCATTAGGTCATAAAGCGCGTTAATTCCAATTCCACCAGCAGCGCCACCGGCTAGGATGTTTGCGCTGTTGCGCTGAAATGGGTCGAAGGCGGCGAAGCGGGAACGTTTTTTTCCGCTGTCAATAACATAATCTCCGGCCAGTCTTTTTGCCGCAACCAATAGAGGTTCCCCATCTGCTCCAACGTCATCAATTAAATATCCGCCGACGTTTATTTTGGGCCTTCCGTACCCTTCAATTATCATTTTTGATATAGGGTCTCCCCATTCTGCTGTGTTTGAGTTTTGAACATCAGCCATCGACACTCCGCGCTCGTTTATTTGGTCGCGGTAATTAAATGATGTACCTCTCTCGGGTATTTCTCCATATCGGCTTCCTATTGCCATTACCGGCTCTTCGCGGTTTAGTTTTCCTGCCCTATAAAATGCTTCCCAAGCTGGCGTTCTATTTTCTTCCCACGGGAATGACCCTAGCGTGTCTTTATATTCATCTGTGTACGCCCATGTATTTAAATCAGGATTGACATCGCGCGTTTTTTTGCCAATGATATACGCATCACGCAATCCAGAGCTTGGCCCACCGATAAGAGACACATCATCGCCAGTAGCTGACATCGCCATCGCCCGATCCATAGCTGTATTGTTCGCAGGCAATCCTAACCCGCCTTGCTCCAAAGGAAGAGCGGCATTTCGCTGGGCGACTTCATGGGCTATCTCGAACTCAGTTTTATTTGGGATGCTCCGCGCAACATCATCGCCATATCTCACTATCTGATTCTCTACTGGCACGTCAAACTGGCTTACCGGATATTGGGCTAACCTTTGCTCTGGGGTGAGGTTCATGCGGGCTTGGGTTAGGCGGGCTTCAGCTTCACCGGCGAGACGGCGGTAGGCTAAATTACGTCCCTGATCTATCCAGCCGAGTTTTTCGCGTTGAGGCAATTCATCCCACCGCCTAACGCCAGAACCGAGTAAATCGTTTAGCAATGCATCTTCTGGGTTTAATAAATCAAGATTTTTAGCCAATGTATTTGCTTCTTCGTATGCCTTTCTAGCGTAATCCATTGTGTTATCTTGTGTCATTCCAACTCCAGCAGAAGTTTCAGGACTCCCACCCCTAGCGAACCCCTCGCGTTGTTGGATAGCGTGCTGAAGTTCGTGAATGCCTACGCTTTTTAATTCACCCGCATCCGGTGCTCTTGCTATCAAATGTCCACCAAGTGAATCCATTGATCCTGTTGCATTTTGTTCACGAAGTCCTAATTGAGAAATTCTTGTTGTATCAGGATATGCAGAAAACAAAGCAGGATGCTCTACAGCTCTTTCTGCAATTCTTTCTGGATTTGGCGATAAATGCGTAAATTGCGCAGTTGCTGCATCATCCGGTATCTCAAACCTCGGCTTCTTGTCTGGGAAGCCGAACGTCCAGCCGGTCTCGCCCCATATCTTTGAATCAGGTACACCGGCAGCGCGCAGTTCTTCCGCCTTCATCAGTTTGGCAAGGTCTGCGGTTTTAGCTGATTTGCCTGCGAAAATACCAGCCATTAGTGGTAGCCCTCGCGCAAGGTCATCGGGGCCGGTGGGGAGCATATCACCCACCATATACGGCACAGAATTGGTATCTGCACCCATGAGCCGCCCAAGCTGGTTAGAGCCTCCTACAGGGCGTTCAGAACCAAATCCTATCGGCTGTAACGCCATATTAGCAATATCGACAGGCGCCCCAAGGAATCCAGCAGTTATTCCTTTAGATAGGTTGGCTAATGAATTAGGCGCAGTCTTCCGTACTGACTTCCAGTATTCAGGATCAACCAGGAAAGATAGCGCGTTGGGCATTTACTGGTCACTTTCGATATTCGACCTGCGAGAACTGAACATTAGCCTGAAATCCGACTTTGCTATAACGGGTTTGGAGTTGGTGCGCTTGATGCCCTTGAGTGAGTCGTTCGCCATCTTGACCACGGACGGGCTGGGGCTGGCTTGGAATTCGGGCGCGATTGCAATAGCACCGTTTGTTGCTATGGCTTCTTCCCACCCAGGGGGGAGGCTTACCGTTGTCCCTAAAACTAACGCGGTAAACGGGACTCTTGTGGTGAGGTGCAGGACATTAGTGGTATCAGGCACAGGCCACACTTTAAGTGTCCCTGTTGCCATTGTTCCTTCGTAATAAACAAACTGAACCAGATTGCTGGTTGAAGTTTTATCTGGGATTGAGTTGAATTCTTCGGCATCGATTACGCGTACCGGATAATCTATGTTGCCCTCACGCATGAATGCGCTCTCGATTGAGACAGGGCGCACTGTGTTAAGGTCGCCACTTGGCCCGATAGTGTAACTTGCCTGGCTTGCCACCATCGCCAATGTTTCGTTCTGCAATGCATACGCCATCAAACGATCATTGCGCCAGCTATCAAGCATGGAATTGATTGCAATCAGAGCATCAGCGGATTCAGCGGAAGTGGGTGATTCGCCGCTGTTGATTAGTCCTAGTAAGCGGCTTGCGCGATCGACTAGGGTTTGACCTGTTGCCATGATGTTACCTCATTGGTGGCCTGCCTCTGCGTTTGACAGGTTGTTCGCCCGAAGGTTTGGCAACATCCCCTTCTGTCTCATCTTTCGACTGTGTTGGATTATCCTTCGATTTGGTCTTTTTTGCAACTTCTGCGGCGTATTCTTCATAAGAAGATTCGCGCCATCCGTTCTTTTTCATTGCCTCGATTTCGTTGCCGGGCGCATCGTGCCATCCGTTTTTGTCGTGTCGCATCAGCATAATCAGTTCCCTAAAAAAAGGGCGAGTTTCCCCGCCCCTTTGTTACCGCTTAAACAACCGTAGTCAATCCCAGAGTGTTCAACGCAGTGCGCAGAGCAGTAATGGCAGTAATAGATGTGGCCAAGTCAGTCGGGACAGCACATCCGGTTTGTTGCACCACCGGAGTCGCGCCGAAGAAACCGACCTTTTCGGTTGCGGATTTCCCTACTTGAGCACCGGAAGGGGCGTTATATGTTACTTGTTCGTAGTCTTGTGCGGCCATGATGTTTCTCCTTTGAAAAGTTATTCAGATAAGGGGATTTCTCCCCCTATCATTAGTTTGCAGCACCGATCATGCGGCAAGCCCATTCAGGCCGTAGTGCAGCCATTCCGTATAAGACATCAATTCTCATCAGCAATTCATCATTGCGGATGTCGCTAGATTGCCATACACGCAGGCTCAAGTTGTCCTTTTTCTTGATTACGCACTTGTGAGCGTCGTCCATAAGCGGCAAATCCGCCGTAATGAACTGGAATGCCTCTTTGTGGTACATCAAGGATTGGACGTAGCTGGTCGAAGCCAAACCGACAAACACGACAGCTTTTGCGTTGAAGTCCGTAGTGGCCAGCGCAGCACCCGTGGACGACCCAACATTACGACGTGGCCCGGTCAGGATAGTGGCCGGAGAGATGGTCGTAGTCGTTGCGCCGATAGCGGTGATGGTAAACTGTTTCAGATGAGAATATGCCGCCTTAGTTTCAGGGTGGCAGTCATACACACCAGCAACAGTGAACACTTCGCCGACTGCTTGGTTGGCTACAGGGATCAACGTGTGCATGTCAATTGTCGTACCGCCATCAGTCACCAAAGCAGCCGCATCGGTATTGCCAGTCACATCAGACCCGTTGGTTTGAGTCCAGACGCGCTCGTTCTCGTAGTAATCAGCCATTGCGGTGCGTGCGATCAAACCCTCACGATACTGCTCTGCAACTGCGTTAGACGGGTTGAAGTAAGCCGCCATGCCGTTGACCAATCCGCCCATCGTTACCGAGTCCATCTGGATAGCACGGCCATCCTTCGGTGCGAGTTGCTGATTGATTTTGGCACGCGCTGCACCAGGAACAGTCAGATTTGTAATGGCGGTTCCGGCAGTCCCGGCTACTTGGTACGTTGCTTTGGTAGCGTAGGCCAAGAAGTCGGCCTCGATACCAGAACACAACACCGCCACAGCGGGTTCGATGTAGTTCTTCGATAGATCATCGAATGCCGCACCGGAGTTGACCGACTGGATCAGCTCTTGCGAGTTGAAGCGCATGTCAACGTGGTCTTGGGTCGCCACGGTGATGCTTTGGGTGGCTTCGTTCTGGTCTTGAACGTCCATCACACGCGAACCCTGGGTGCGGGTGTACTGGTTGGGTTTGCGAATGCGAAGGCTTTGACCATTAGGGCCGCGACCTGCCTGGTATTTGAAAGAATCGTCGAACTGACGGTCTACCGAACCGATGAACGAGAGCTTTTCGTGCGCGATACGCTGCGCCTCTCTCGCCACCATATCTACTACTGAAAGGGTATTAGCCATGATTATTTTCCTTTATCGTGAGGCAATGTGTCTTTTACGCCACGCATCAAACTCTTTGTCTGTCATATCGCTAGGTGATTTACTCACTTTCGCACCTGTTCCAGACGGAGTAATGGGCGCTGGCGCATCCGTTGTTACTTTCTTCGGAGCCTTCAGTTTCGCTTCAAGGTCTAATATCGCTCGTACTTGCGCTATTGGCGAAAGATTTGCGATGCGCGCCGCTTCTTGTACGTTCGTTCCGAGGTGATAGGCAATGTCTCCGCCTATATCAGATTCACCAATTGCGTCGCGCATTGCGAACGTGATGGGCAAATCCTCATTACTAACCACTTCCTCAAAATCTTCATACTTTGATGCGGTCTTTGCGATGTTACTTCTCAACCGTTGTTCGTGTTGGGTTTGGGCTTGTCTCTGGCGCTCCTGCTCGTTTTGAG